CAAAAATAGCGGGTATCGTTATGTGATCGAGGCGGAAGCGAAGGCGATCCGGAAAGAGAATTTCGGGAATACGAAACGGCTCAAAATGTTTAAAGAAATCATTAAAGCAGCCGGCCTCGAGTTTTCGGTAACTGGGAAAGTCGTTCGAATCTTGAAAAAAGTCGGGACTGACCTTTCGACGGTCGTCCGGAAGAACTTCAATATGAATGAGCTCACGATTGAAAAGAATATCGGCAATTTCATAACCTATAAGAAGGGCTTTGGGGCGTGGAAGGACGAAAAAAACCACGACGCGGGCCGATATACTTCAGAGTACGAAAGCCCACTTGCTCGGATTTATGGCCGGATCGAAGGCGAACCCGTAACAGATGAACGGTATAAAGAGACTGGTAAGCTCTTAGAACGCCTAAAATTTGACGTTGATAATTCATACGCTATCTCGGCCCAACTTGATATGGAAGATCTCACGCAAGCCGGCTATAAGTACACACGGCCCCGCGCTGGTGACTATATCATGGCTATTAATGAGACGATCGAGTTCCGCGAAAAGATCCGTATTGTGTCTTATGAGAGCTCTTACGACGTAACGGGTCGGCTATTATCCCACAAGGTTACTTGTAACGATATCGGGACCGTCCAGAAAGCGATCACGTCGGAAGGCTCGATCATGCGAAGTGTGTCAGAGTCGAAAGAATACGCCGAAGGTGCTCTTGAAGTGGCCACACGGGCGCTTGTTTCCGCAAATGGCAAGAATACCAACTATTACGGGGCCACGAAGCCAAAAGATGAGCCAAGAGGGACGCTTCATGAAGGCGATCTCTTATACTTGACCGTGGGCGAAGAGACAGAGCTCTATTATTGGAGCGGGTCGGAATGGCTACCGAAAATTCTCAAAGTTGACACAAGAAAGTTCGAAACTTTGTTATCGGAAGCTCAGACGGCTACAAATAAGGCGATCGAGCAAGCAAACGCAACAGCTCGAGAAGCGCTTGAGAAAGCTGGGACGCTTCCAAATACGGACAGTCTATCGGCCAAGATAAAAGAAGAGATCCTAAAAAGTAAGGATCTAAGCGACAAGATCAATCGAACTTTTACCGAGAACGATAACGGCACAGAGATTTTTAATAAAATTTCTGGCGAAGTCACGAAAAAACTCGTAGAAGTCGAGGGTCAAGTAAATCAAAAGATCAACCAAACGAATCAACGAATTGGCGAAATGAGCGGTAGCGTTAATAGTTCACTTTATTCGATGCATAATCAGCTTGGCGAGATGAATAACGGCCTAAATAAAGCTAAAATCGACATCGTAAATGCACAGGGTGCTGCAAACAATGCCAATAATAAGTTGATTTTGACTGATCAAAAAGTCAATCAAACAAACAATCGAATCGATCAGACGAATCAAAATTTGGAAACAACAAATCGGGATTTAGCAAATACAAACTCTCAAGTGGCTGCTAACACTCGACAAATTGAGGTGCAAGTCACAAACTACAATGCAGTTCGCGAAAGTACCAAGTTATTCGAGCGTATCCTTGGAACAACCGAAGAGGGCGCACCAGACAAGCTCTCCCGTTTGGTGATGTCAAGCGAAATATTTCAAACCGAAGTCGGGAAGTATGTTACCGATGATAACAACTTGATCGTCAATTCTATGTCTATGTCAACGAATACGCTTGTCGGGAATAACAATCCAAAAGTAAGCGTATCTGTCACAGATGGTATTTTTACGATCAAAGCTCAAGGACTAACGTCCAACAACTGGTCGGGATTCACGCTCCCGATTTACGTAAAGAAAATCTATCGTGGTGAAACATACACTCTTGGTTTTAAATACCGTATTAGGGAATATCCAGACGTTTCTTTTGCTTTTAACATAAAGAACCACGGTTTGAATAAAACCCTCACATGGGCAAACATTGGTGAGAATAGACCACCACTCGATAAATGGCAGGAATTTCAAAAGACTTTCACCATGCAGGAAGATTTTGCTTTTGGTGAAGATAAAAACTATCCGTTTTATATTTTCTTATCCAAAAATGGTTGGATCGAATTCAAAGAGCCTATTTTGGTGAGAGGAAGCAGAACAGGGCCTTACAAGCCAAGTCAGTTTGATGACGCGTTCGCAGAAACAAAAGCGCTTGAATCACAAATGACCTCGAAAATCGGCGAAGTATCTAGCGCAACTGATAGTGTAAGGCAACTCGCTTACACGGCCCAAAGCAGGGCAGAGCAAGCGTCAGCCAGATCAAGTAGCGCGTTAGACAAAGCTGAGGACGCGAAGATGGACGCGACGAAAGCAACTAGCTTGTCCCAAACAGCCAAACAAACGGCACTTGACGCTCAACAAAAAGCGATTGAAGTTGCGGAACAGGCCAGACAAGCACAAGCCACGGCGGAAGCTACACGGACGCAAGTCACACAACTCGCAGGATCTTGGGCGGTGCGTAACCTCAACAGCGCGGGCGATGTTATCGGCCAGATCAACCTCAACAAAGACGGTTCGGTTAAAATCAACGAGGGCTTGATCGTTATCGGCGAAAATACGTACATCAAAAATGGCGTGATCGATTCGGCGAGTATCAAGACTTTGTCCGCGAGTAAGATCTCGGGTGGCGAGGCTGATTTTTCGACTTTCAGAGCGATCAACTTTGACGCTGGGGCGATAAACACAGGAACACTCCGCGGTATTGATATTCGAGGCGTTACACTTGGAAGCCTTGACGAGTCACTTATGATCGATACCCCAAAAAATGAGATCCGATTCGACAATCACACGCTTTTAACGTTTTTCAATAAAAACGACGGGACCGTCTCAATGATTGGGAGTGGCGATCGTGCGTCTAATGCGAGAGGATCCGGCCTTTTGATTGGTGTCGATATCGATTCTGAGACGGCTACTAGATTAAAAAACCAGCAAAACAACCGCGACTTATGGACAGCTCGGACCGGAACAGCTACTTCAATCTTGATGGGTACCCGGGCAAATGGTCGAGGAGTTATTGAACAACTGACAACCGGTGAAGTAAGCCTCGGGATTTCAGAGGTTAAAACGTCAACCGCTCCACAAACTTATATAAAAATTGGTGATATCAATAGTAGACATTACACTAGTCAAATATCGACGCTTTCTGATTTCTTAAACATCGAAGCAAACGAGCGTATTTTATTAAATACAAAGGCGATCAAGGGTACATGGCAAGGAGACGCTATCATTAATAGTTACGGTGAATTCAGTTTAGACGCCAAAGAGGGTGTGACAATGAACGGCCACCGAAAGGGGTCCATAAGTACTAAAGTTGTTGGAGCGGATCAAGTAAACTCTAATTCTATTGGTACTAATCGTATTGATGTCGCTAATAGTCTCACTATCAAAAATAAAGACTTGGTAGTTTATTTTAATAGACTAGCTGATTTTGTCGTGGCAATTGCCAAACACGCAAAATGGGGTAACGTCGGAGACTATAAGATTTAGAAAGGGGTCCAGATGGACACAGTAAATAAAATTATCAGCGAGATCTCGCAACAACTCGCAAACGCGCTCGTGGAAGCCTCAAAATATAAGGTCTTATACGAAGAAGCAAGCGAGGAATACAAGCGCGTAAACGAGCTATTGAGCAAGTTTAACGACGTTTTAGACAGCGATCAAGCACTCAAAGAGTTGTTCGATGAAACAGCTCAAAAATTAGAAAACAAAGAGGATTAAAAATATATGGAATTCAAAATTATCAACAAATACTTGCAAGAAGAAGGTCGTACTTTCGTATCAATCCGTTCAAACAACCCTTATACAGCCTTTGAGCGTGTCTTGATCGGGGACCGTACCAACGAATCAGATGAAGCGTTGATCCAAGCCGTGCTTGGTCAAGTGGCAACTGAATTTAACCCAGCCGAGGGTGTCAAGAAGTTGCAAGAGGACTTGCACACACAAGCCCAAGAGTATGAAGTGAAGCTCGCCAAGAAAGACGAAGAGATCCAGAAAGTGAAAGATGTGGCAGAATGGAGCGTACTTGCCCGTGTGACTGACACAGACCACCCACTAGATCCTACAGTATTCAAGCGTGGTCTTGAGTTGGTGGACCTTGGTAAAGTTGGGGCAACCTATCCAGCACAAGCGATCTTCGCTATCGAGGATCCAAACCATACCGAAAAATACAGCGAAGGTAAGCGCGTGATGGTCCAAGTAAATCAACCGTTCACATATAACGGCGAAACGTTGGAGCAGCTCGCAAGTCTTGAGCAAAACGGCAAGCTGGCAGTTTGGAAATGGACAGAGCCTAAAGAAAACGCACCTCAACCAGCGGGAGAGCTTGAAACTCAACCCGTCCAGTAAGCTAGTAGCTATATAGGGGGTGGTTAAATTGGACCTATTGGCACTAGTTGATAAATTGACACCCGTTTTAGTCGTAATCATTCCAAGCTATTTTTCCTTTAAAAGTACAAAAACCACTAAAGAAGCTGACAAACGTCTTGAGGGTCTATCGAATAAAATCGATACCCTCGAGAAGTCAGTATCGAGCGTGGAAGAAATCGGGAAAGATAACCAGCGGAATTTAACGATTATCGGGAAAGGCTTACAACGGCTTCAACGTTTTCGATTGCAGGAAAATTTGAAAAACGCGCTCAAGCGTGGACACACAAACCAGCACGAACTAGAGGAGTTGTCAAAATTATATGAGAGTTACGTCGAGCTAGGCGGTAACGGTGCTATAAGAGTGCTCTTTGAGCGCTTCTTGGAGCTAGAAATAAAAGAGGAAAAATAACATGGATCAAATTACAAGTATTATCACATCGTCAGCAATGAGTATTTTGGTGGTATTAACTGGGATCGTGGTTCAAGCGATCAAGAAATACTTACTTATGCGTGGAGGCAAGAAAGCGATCGAGATCGTTGAGATCTTGGCTAAAAATGCGGTCAACGCTACAGAGCAAGTCGCTGATAAATTGGATATTCACGGAGCAGATAAGCTCGAGCACGCTAAAACGAGCTTGATCGAGGGCCTTGAGTCTCAAAATATCCACTTGACGAATCAAGAACTCAATACCTTTATTGAAGCAGCAGTCAAAAAAGCTAACGATGAATGGAAGAAATAGAGAGGTCAAACATGAGCGTACAACAATCTATTGTAAATGGCTTCATTAGTCGTCGCGGGCTGATTACCTATTCAATGCTCGGATCTCGCAACGGCGCAGACGGCACGGGTGACTGTTCCGGTATCGTATCGCAAGTATTGAAAGAAGCCGGTATTCCGATTCAAGGCTTACCGTCCACGGTAACTCTTGGCCAGCAACTAGCGAATAATGGCTTCTATCGTGTGAGCCGTAACCAACCATGGGACGCTCAAACGGCCGATATCGTCTTGATGAGCTGGGGCGCTGATATGTCAACCTCGGGTGGTGCTGGTGGCCACGTCGGAGCTATGATCGATGATACATACTTCATCTCTTGCGACTATTCAACGCAAGGCGCACCCGGGCAAGCGATCAATACCTATCCTTGGAATGATTACTATGGCTGGAATAAGCCTAATTATATCGAGGTTTGGCGATACGCTAACACGGCACTACAAACGGATAATCGAGCAAACACGACAGTACAACCAAAAGACAAGGCCTTTTACCAAGCAAACGAGGTTAAGTATATCAACGGTATGTGGCAAATCAAATGTGACTATCTCGCTCCCGTTGGCTTTGACTGGACCGAAAACGGGATCCCCGTTTCGATGGTAAATTGGGTAGATAAAGACGGAAACAACTTGCCGGACGGCGCAGATCAAGACTTCAAAGCGGGTATGTACTTTAGCTTTGAGCTAGACGAAGTCAATATCACAGATACGGGTAAAGGCGGTTACTATGGCGGTTATTACTGGCGTTTGTTTGAGTTCGGGCAATTCGGCCCTATCTGGTTATCTTGCTGGGATAAAGACGATCTAGTTAATTATTATGAGTAAAGAGGGGTGATTGAATGAATCGCTCAAACTGTACCAACTTAAAGCAGTTTGAGGGCGGTCGGGTCGTTAAACAAGGCGACTCGGCTTCCCTTTTTGGTTTTGCATTATACGATGAGAGATGGACTCCGATCGACCTAGAGGGGCAGGAAGCTACAGTCCACTTTACCAGCAGACAGGGCAAAGCGTCCTTTTCGACAACTGTCCAAGGGTCAAAGGTATTGTTTAAGATTCCCAAAGTCCTACCAGTCGAAAGTTATCTCGTCGAGGTGGTGGCTGGTGGGTACGTATTCCCAAGTGATCAAAGCGTCAGAGTTGACGTGGTTCAATCGGCGGACGAATACACAAGCGAGCAAGTTTTGGACCTTGTAAAAAACGACGTGCAGGAAGAGATCGGGAAATTTATCGAAGCGCACAAAGAGAGCGGAATCGTGGAAGAATTCCCAGATCTAACAACTCTCTATAATCTAGCTAAAATTTAGAGGAGAAATAAATGACAACTTTAAACACAGAAAAATTAACTCAATTCGCACAAGCGGTCGGTGCTGACGTAAAAGAAATCAAGACCACGCTTGCTAACAAGGCTGATAAGTCAGAGATCGGGCAAGGCGGGATCACTCAGCAACAATTAGAAACGGCTATCGCTGGTGTGAAAACCGCAATTCTTGGTGAAGGTGTACCAGAAGAACTGGACACGCTCAAAGAAATCGTTGAAAAGATTAAAGCGGGCGAAAATCCAGACAGCGCTATCGTGTCTAAAATGACTGAATTAGGTCAGAAATTTACTGATCTTGAAAATACCGACTTTGTACAAATTTATACTACGGCTAAGAGTACCCTCTAAGGAGGAAGTTCATGGATAAATTAAAACAAGCAATCCAACGGATCGGGCAAGATATCGGGGAGATACAGGGCAAAGAAGCTGGCTGGTTGACGATTGTTCAGTCGTATAGTTTATTTCCGACTTTTGAAGCGCTACAGTACCAAATGACGAAAACCATCAAAGAAAAGCATCTAGATCTAGGCCTAGACGCTCTAATTGACGAAAAACTAAAAAATGGTG